AGAGAATTACCCGGAACTTTCAGGTCCCGGTAATGACGCAAGACGATGCGTTGTAGGAGCCAGCGATTTAAGCTGGGCTATTTCCAAAGTTATCTATGCGGTAGCAAAGGATGAAAAACACCCTGCTCACCGCGGATTGTGCTTCTCGCGCAAAGGCGAGGATGTTCTGGAAATCTGTGCACTGGATGGTTATCGGATGGCAATTGCAAGAATCAACTGCACAGCTGATGGCGATTTTCGCTTTACGCTCCCCGCCGCAACTGCAAAAGCAGTTGATACGATATCCATGGATGGTAACGTGGAGATTATTCGCGATCGCAAAAAGGCCGTTTTCAGTGACAACAACTTTGAGGTGAAGTCTCGCCTGATTGCGGAACCGTTTCTGGATTATAGCAAAATTGCAGCCCAAAAGAGCGAGGGAACTAGAATCATGCTTGACAGGAAAGAATTGCTGGGCGTTCTGGGGCGCGTCAAACTTGCTCGGTCTGCAGACGCAAAGGAAAAGAGCACCTTGGTGATGGATCTTGAACCCGGCGGCACGGGCAGAGCATCGATGCGTAGCACGATTGCACAGATGAATGAGGAGTTTTCCTTCAACGGAAAGCTGGAAGAACACCTGCGAATCGGCTTTAATCTGGAATTTTTGAGCGAAGCTTTGAAGTCGATGGAAGGAGACGAGGTCAGCGCATGGGTGGTCGGCCCTCTGTCCCCCGTAAAGCTGATTGAGCCGCAGTATGAAGCGCTGGTGCTTCCTGTCAAGGTTAAGGGGGAAGCATGATGCAGGGTAGAACTTTTCGCGGGCAGTCCCCAGATGGCGCTTGGCATGAAGGATTCCTGATTCGCTCCCCGGGCGTGAAGAACAGCCGCCCGGGTGAGGGCTGGTACATCAACTCAGAGAACGAGCCGGCATACGCCCATCTGGTCAAGCCATTTACAATCGGCATGAGCACTGGCGTAAAGGACATGGAAGGAACGATGGTCTTTGAGGGCGACATCATCAAAACCACCGGCCCCAACGAGCGGATTTTCTCTGTGGAGTTTGGCGAGTACATTGCCTATGGCGTGGGCCATATCGGGTTCTACGCAAAGATTGCCGGCAAGAACTCATGCGACTACAAACCGTGCTGTCTTCGGGCGTTGCTCTACATTGGAAAAGTGGTTGGAAACATGAGCGACACGCCATACCTGATGAAAGAAGCTGGAGAGGAGCAGAAAAAATGAAATGGACTGAAACAATTACCCCGAAGCAGGCAGTCGAAGAACTGGGCGTGCCCTATCACGGCTGGATGCGCGAGATGGACCGGGCATGGGTCAGCGAGGATGGACAGTACAGCGTTATGTCCCGCCTGCTGCGCGCGCCTTTTGGAAAGGTTGAGCACGTTGCTATCACGTCGGCCGCAGGGTGCGGCAAGTGCGATGGCAGCGGGGACATTCCGTGGGCGGTCAAGATGCAGATCAAAAACGAATTGTTCGGCGAAAAGCGCGCCGCCATCGAGGTATACCCGTCGCAGGACAGGCTGGTGGATGCCGCCGATACCTATCACCTGTGGGTGTTTGAAAAAGGGTTTAAGATGCCCTTTGGCATCCATCCCCGGGATGAAAAGCCTATGGTGGTTAATCGGGGCAGCACAAGGGTACGCGCTGTTGATGGCTAAGGTCAGGAATACAGCATCAAGGAACTGCTGGAGCGTAACGGCGCGGCCGATATGCCCAAGCGCGCCTATGCTGACCTGATGGCCGGCTACATGGCGAAAAACAATTTGCTGGGAGGGTGACACAGAATGAGCATTTGGATTGTTCTGGCAATTCTGGCGGTGATGGCTGCGCTTCTGATTTATGCGGCGTGCTGTGTGGATGGTGATATAGACCGCCAGAGCGAAGCGCACCCGCCGAAATCGGAGAAAGGACGGGACAATGGCAAAGTATGAGGTGCTTATCGCAGCATCCGGGAAACGCGGGTCTGCGCTCCTGCCGTGTGTGGTTATTGATGAAAAGGGCATCGCTGGTGCCGCTGTACGGGCTAAAGCAATGGCCAAGGCTTGCTACCCGGAGTATGAAAATTTCGACGTGGTGAAGATAAAGGTGGTTCCTAATGAGTGAAAATGGTCTGATGGACAGCGTAAATGACGTGGTCAAGGCTGCGTTTGAACTGTACGCAGCTGATGGCAAAAAACTGAACGATGGCGATAGTTTCACTGTGAAATTCAATAACGGCGCGCTCACTATCTCGGTAAAAGACAAGACGTTGAACGTAGAATTTGAGCCAGATAGAGAAGCCGCAGGGGATACGCCGTATGAACTGGATATGACGCTCGGCATTTATGAGGAGGAAGACGATGGATAAGAAGAAAATTCCCTATGCGGTTCGGGTTTCAGCTGCATTGCTGGCAGGAAAGACGGATGAATCATTCAACATCATTGGGGAAGCGCTCACCGATATTGTCGGTAAAATCAGCAAAATTTCCCAGAACTACTGCTACATTGACCTTCCCTTTGTAATTGCAGCCCTGCGGGTTACTGCCAATGCCTTTGAGAGCACTATTGACGATAAAGGCAAAGAACTGGCTCGCACTGTTTATGAGAAAACCGATGGCGTTGTTATCAATGCTGCAGAACTGATGAAACAGGTAAGGGAGGACGGCAACGATGACCGAGAAAAGGCCGATTGATGCCAATGAACTGATGGCAAGGTTCTTCCGCAAGGAATGTTTGATGCGGGGGCACAATGCTGCGGCAAGCGCTGCTTATAAAGATGCTCAGAAAACGGTAACAGCTGCGCCTACGGTAAGCCTGCGGCCGGAATGGCGAAATCCCGAAACAGATCCCCCGAAAGTCGAAGAGGATGTGATGATTCTGTTTGAAACCGCCTGCGGTGGATATGGAATTACGACGGCTCACTACGAAGATGGCACAGTCTTGTCCGAAAAGAGCGCTTTCTACTGGGAAGAAATTTTCGAGTGGGGAACCTACGATGAAGAAAGTGATGATTACTTTATTCCTAAAGGCTGGTGGGAATATCGTTATTTCAACCCGGATGACGTTTACAATAACCGTGTAGATTCTCCCGTGGTTGGGTGGATGCCTTTGCCGCCGAAGGAGGTAGCAAAAAAATGAGTGAGAAAAAACTGATTTACGCAGATGATCTGTACGACAAGGTCTCAAGCATGGGCTTGCAGAATGGCTCTGCGCTTGGCCATCACAGCGGCACAGCTGATGTCATCGCGGAGATGATTCAGAATGCCCCCGCTGTTGACCCTGCAAGCTGCCTGAACTGGCGCACCGGGAAGCCGCCTGAGCATGAATCTTGGTTTGCAAAGTTCAAGGACACTGAGCAGTGGCGGTTTGGGATGTTTGAAACCATGTCGGATGAAGTGCTTGTAACTGTCGAGTTCCCCGGTGGAGAGCGATATACGACCACGGCCCATACGACAGACGGGGAATGGGTACCGTCCTACGAGAGCATTGAAGGCCGTATTATTGCATGGACTGAGATGCCTGCGCCAGCAAAGGAGGCAGCGAAAAATGAGAACGCTTAACGCTGACCAGCTGAAGGCTGTGCTGAGCATGGAAAGTTCACTGGGACATATTCACACGCTGGCAGATGTCGAAAACACGATTGATTATCTTGCCAAAGAAGAGCCGGAAGCCGTAGCCGGTGTAGAAAAATTCAATATTTTCGATACCCCGTGGGCTGGAAAAATTCGGGCGGCATTCCCGCAGTCGTTTGTGAATATGCAAAACGAACTCATTTTCAGCCAGAAAACCAATTCCTATTTCAGACTGGAAGATGTGACCGATGAAACCCAGCTGAAAGCAAAAATTCTGGAGTGGCTTACACGCACCGCAATCAAGGGCATTTCCCCGAAGGAAAGAAAACTTCACTTTGAGGGCATCAACAAACTGCTGGGCACGAACTTTACGATGCAGGAAATGACGGATATCTATACTTACTTCGGAAATGGAATCAAACATGATCTCTGCGTGAAGTTTGTGGAAAGCGGCTATGATATGACACTCATTCCAAAGGAGGTATGAGCAATGGCAAGAAAAATGTTAAAACCTTGCCCGTTCTGTGGCGCGGCGCTCAAGCCTTTTATTAGCACCCATGAGGTCACAACGGCCGATGGAAGGAAAATCGGCGAAATCGAGCACGGCTATTGGGCACACCCGGATGATTCCAAGTGTCCGCTTGGATTTGGGTTTTCTCTTGCGCTGGAGGAGGCTGATAGTTGGAACCATAGAAAAGAAGATAGCCTGCGCTGGCGTAAGACCGAAGAGGAACCACCTGTGGAAAAAGACGGGAACCAGTATGGTGATGTTCTGGTTTTGGATGCCAGCCTTGAAGGATTTGTTACAAACAAGGGATGGCTTTATGTAAAAAGGGCGCCGGACATATATCCTATTTGGATGCCGATTCCTAAACCGCCAAAGCCCTATTTGGAGAATGAACAATGAGCAAAGAAATCTTACTTATACGCAATGATGATGGCGAATTTGAGCTGTACGATGACACCTACGACGTAGTCATTCATTGCAAAAATCGGCAAGGCATGAAAGAGACCTGCGAGATTCTGCGCAAGGTGGGTACCGATGAGAAAGCACCTAGTGCTTTATTGGTGGATCCCGTTGATATGGCAATCGCCATAAGGAACCATTGCAAATCTCGCACTGATGGCTGTGAGGGCTGCTGCTTTGACAGACCGACCAGTGATAACGGAGATGGCGAATGTGTTTTGGGCTGTCCTGAAGACTGGGAAGTGTGAGGCTAAGAGATGGCATATAAGAAAATCATGGTTGAGCATGAGGTTTCACCGGGGCGTGAAAAGTGTGCCTTCGGTGGTGACTTTTGGGGAAAAGAGGTATGCAAATACCATGCACTCCGCACCCAAACTCACGGAAACAAGGCTCCACCTGAATACAGGAAGCCGAAGTGCCTGCTGTTCAACTGCTGGCTCGAAGAGCCGTACAAAAAGTGCGAACCCTGCCGCAGGGCGTGCGCGGAGGTTGACGGAAAGTGAAAGCAGTCCTTTTGAGCATTCGGCCCAACTGGTGCAAGAAAATTCTTGACGGAGAAAAGACAGTTGAGGTGCGCAGGACTTGCCCTGTGCATGGAACACCGTTTAAGGTGTACATCTACTGCACTTTGGCCGGGAGTGACAGCCTGTTTATGGATGTCCTCAACCGGGATGTGGCCGCGTGGAACAGTGGCGGCTGGCCAGAAAAAAAGGGGCGCGTCATTGGCGAGTTCACCTGTAAGAAAATTACCGGCCTAACCCATGTTGGAGAAACAGGAAGCTGGGAACCGGCAAGCCTGTACGTTATGGCACCCGGATCATACTACAAACCAGCCGATGAACTTCTTGAAGCGGCCTGCATGAGCAAGGAAACCGCCGAAAAATATCTCAAAGGCCGTGACGGCTATGGCTGGCACATCTCCGATCTAAAGATTTACGATAAGCCAAGAGATCTTGACGAGTTTTCGCGATTTGGTTTTTTTGGAATGGGCAGATCAAATTGCGTTTGTGGAAATTGGCGTTGTAAAAATTACGAACCGTCTGAAAGCCACATGATACCGCCGACTTGCAAAATCGACGGATGTTCCATTTTCCGCCCGCCTCAAAGCTGGTGCTATGTGGAGGATGCAGAATGTACGTCATGAACAAAAAATGGGACTCTATCACGAACATTGCCCAGTGCACCAGCGTGTATGTGAGTCCCGAACACGAAATCAAGGCGGTTCCTACGGGTGGCGGCGCGGTATATCGTCTGGGTCAGTACGAAACGGCAGAAATTGCCCGCGCTGTGCTGAATGATCTGTATATGCACATTCCGACTGGCTGCATCTACCAGATGCCGAACGACCAGAGGGCACTGGTTCTGGCTCGCGGCATGAGCGATGAACGGCCTGAAAAGTTTGCTGGGAACGGCAAGAAGCCGGTGCGTAGGGGAGGATCCTGATGGAGAAAACAGGTACGGTTCTTCCGTGTCCTAAATGCGGGAGCGGCTTTTTGGCATGGGGAAAGCCGTTTAGAAGCACGACACCGAAACTTGTCGTACTGTTAGGGCGGCATCGCAGAATTGTCTGTTGCGTGATGTGCGGATACTATGCGCCCTTGAAAAAATGGAATAAAGAGGAACGGAAAAATGAAAGCACACATTGAACCTAAGAGCCGGGAGTGCCCTTTCTGCGGTGCACCGACCTATGAGGTTGTAAGCGTTACAGGCATGAAGTGCGTTCGATGCACCAACAAGAGAACCTGCGGTGCAATCGTCAGCTTCAACAACAAGGATTGCGATGAACGCGGCATTTCACCGGTGAGGTACTTCAATCGGCGGACGGAAAGGAAAGTCCTTCAATCGACGTGCGGAAAGGGAACGAAAAATGAATCTGATTCGTGAAATTTTCTTTAGTCCGATGGTCGTGGATGTGGGCGGAATTATCCTGATTGTGGCTGCATTGCCTATGGTAGGTTGGTCTTGGGCTGTAAGCCACATGGCTGGACCGAAGGTCAAAAATGCAAAGGAGGGCACATGAAAGCACATCTGTCGTTCCTGTGCAATGGTCAGTGTCGGTGGTGCAAGAACTACTGGGATTGCAGTAAGCACAAAAAAATCCTGGCAAAAATTTTCGGATGCAAAGATTGGAGATGGCAAAACAGATGAAGGACATTCGCCAGCAGTGTGTCGATGAGCAGGACAAGGCCGCACAAATCTTTACTTGGTGCATGGTGGTGGCTATGCATCAGGAAGAAGGCATTGGAGCCACGCGCCTGACCCGGGCTTGTAATGAGATGCGGGCATTTCAAGCCCGCTACAAAAACAAAATCGACTCTGGGAATCGGAGGAAGGCCGCTGAAGCTATGCGGGACGTTTTAAAGGGAATCTGTGATTTCACGGTGCGTCTGCCACAGAATCGCGCTCCACGTAATTATAGGGAAGAACGGCTTCGTATGGCGCAGGACGATGGTGCCGAAATCGCATGGCTGGTTATGGCCGCGACGGCGCATCTGACGTTTGGCTTTGGCAAGGAGCGCCTTGCACGGCTGAAGAAAGAAGCCATAGACGGCTATCGACAGTACATCGGCTGGGTCAAGACAGACGGCGAGGACTGCGCCGAGGAATGGCTGAAGCGCTGTGTGGAACAGGCCTTGCAGGAAGAACTTGAAGTGAACGACATCCAGAGCGGGAGCCACCCGCCAAAGCTGTACTATTCGTCTGGAGTGAACGTGGAAGATATGATTCGCGTGATGAGTGCTGTGTCTGCGAAGATGGCGGCAGAGCGGGGCATCAAGCGTGTGCCGCTGGCCGTTTTGAGCCAGAGTGAAATTTCCCGCCGCATGAGCGCAATTTGAGCAAACAAAAAGAGGACTGCTTGCGCAATCCCCCGAGAAAAGCAATTCTATTATACCTAAATTGATGGATTTTGGCAACGTAGAACAGGAGGATGCGCAAAATGACTATCCCGGAAGATATGATGGCGTTCATCGAAGAAACTGCCCGCAAAGCTGCCCGCGAGGGTGCAAAGGAAGTTGTGGCCGAGCAGGCCCGTAAAGCCGCAGGCCGGTGTGACCGCCGGTTGCGGAACACGAAGTTGCTCCTGAAGAACTATCGGATGTTCAAAAAACATTGCACGGGTGCGGTCTATACGGACGAGGCTGGCGAACATGATGGTCAGGAGGAAGAAACCGCACTGGAACTGCTGGACATGATGCTCCAGCGGAACAATGCCATTACGGTTGAATCCATCCGCAACAGCTGCCGGCGCACTAAAATCATGATTCGCCATATCGATGCAATGCTTGGCCTGTACGAAACCTACTGCGCCCAGAGCGACAATGAAGCTCTGAAGCGGGGCCTGCGCATCATCAAGGCCATGTACATTGACGAGACCGCCAAGCCTGTGGAGCAGATCGCGATGCAGGAAAACGTGAGCGCCCGGCAGGTTTACCGTGACCATGATGCAGCAGTGGATAAAATCTCGATGCTGATGTTTGGTATCGACGCATTGGAAATGTCTTAGCTCAATGTCAAAAAGATGTCATGGACGCGTCACGGCAAAAGTGGTACAATAATACCGTAAAATTCTAATCATAGCGCATTGCCCGCCCGGTTTCGCCACCGGACGGGTATTTTTATGCCCAGAAAGGAGGAAAGACACCGCCGCTCCCTAATTTGTTCCGCAACGCCAGCGGAAAAGCAAAGAAGGGAGAAAAAATGAATCAGCAAGTAGTGTATCAGGATATTTCGCAGATCCATCCCTATGAGAACAACCCCAGAAACAACGAAGCAGCCGTTGGTCCGGTAGCCCAAAGCATCAAGGAATTTGGATTCCGGGTGCCCATCTTGATTGATGGAAAAGGCACGATCATTGCCGGACACACCCGCTATGAGGCCGCAAAACGGCTGGGCATGGACAAAGTGCCCTGCATCCGGGTCGATGACCTGACGGACGCGCAGATCAAGGCATACCGCATTGCAGACAACAAGGTGGCGGAAGCATCCTCTTGGAATGATGATGTGCTCCGCGCCGAAATGGATGCGCTGCAAGCGCTGGATGTAGATCTGAGCAGTACCGGCTTCAGTGAAGTGGAACTTGATGGCCTGCTTCGGGATGTGGATGATTCCGATTTTGAGGAATTCTTCACAGAGCCTGCCCGGCAGCCGCCCAAAGTGGCCGATACAGGTTCGGACTCTGAAAGCCAGCAATCTGGACGGCCTGCACCTTTTCAGCCCGCTACGGCGCAACAGAATGGCTCTAAGCTTATCCAATGCCCGCACTGCGGAGAATGGTTTGAAACATGAGGCTGTGTTTGGCGGGCACCTTCCCGGCAGAGAAGGTCGTGCGGGAAAACAGGCCGGAGTACGTTCTGGAGAGCTTTTTCTATATCAAGCCGTGGCAGGTCGAGGAAATGCCAAAATGGAAGATGTTTCTGCTCGACAGCGGGGCATTCACGTTTATGCACGGGATAGAGGCTTCGTCAAAGCCGGTGGATTGGAACGGGTACCTAAGCAGGTATATCGACTTCATCAACCGCCACGATGTGCAGCACTTCTTCGAGTTGGACGTAGATATCATCGTAGGCTATGACGTCGTAAAGCGCATGAGAGCCCGCCTTGAAGCTGAGACGGGCAAGCAGAGCATTCCAGTCTGGCACCGCTCCCGCGGCCTTGACGAATTCAAACGCCTGTGCAGGGACTATCCCTATATCGGCATCGGTGGCTTCGCAATCAAGCACATTCAGCCCAGCGAGTACGGCTACATCAAACGGCTGGTGCAGTATGCGAACGCCTGCGGGGTGCGGGTGCACGGTCTGGGCTACACCAAAAAGGATGCGGTTGACTTTGGCTTTTATAGCGTGGACAGCACCACATGGACTACACAGGTCAATTTTGGCGGCTTGTCCTACTTCAACGGCTCAGAAATGGTTGTGGTCAGACCCCCGAAGGGCATGATAGGCGCAGACTACCGGATTCGCCGAGAGTATGCGCTGAAAGAGTGGATCAAATACCAGAAGTACCTTGATACGAAAGGAAAATGGCGTGGATAAAGATATCGTATACCGCGTTGAGGATGGCATGGACAGAGAAAAAATTCTCTGCACCACCTACCAGATGCGGAATTTTTATATGCAGTTCAGAGACGGTTTCTTCACCAATCTGGACGTAATGAACTATATCCAGCACCTTGCCGCCGCTCACATGGCGAAAAAGGGCATGAACGTGCTGGACGTGTGCTGCGGCCGCTCTCTGATGCTCCCGCTGCTGCGTTACTACGCAAAGGATATTGCATCCTATACCGGCGTAGATATCAGCAAAGCGAACATCAAAGAGGCTATGCGCGGCGCAACCGCAAAGAACCTTGAGCCTAAAGACCTGACTTCCTACTATCCGTTCCGGGTGGGTTGGAAGCTGGGCAACGTTGCTGAGATGTCGAAAGTCATCCCGGCAGGGTTTGCCGATTTTGTGATTTACACCTCTGCCATTGAGCATATGCACCCTACGGACGGCGCAAAAAGCCTTGCAGAATGCTACAAGGTGATGAAGCCGGGTGCAAAGATGTTTCTCTCCTGTCCGAACACCCCGGGCAATGGGTATCAGACCCAGTACCGCGCTCATGTCTATGAGTGGGGCTACGATGAACTGAAAGCCAAGCTGGCCGAAATCGGATTCAGCATTGTGCAGGAGGTGGGACTGGTCACCAGCGTCCGAGAGATGGACGAGTTCTATTCCAAGCAGGAACCGGCGCTGCGGGACTTCTACACCCGTATGAAAGCCTATGTCCCATCTGCATTCCTCACAGCCTTTATGGCAATTCCGTTCCCGCGTGAAGCAAAAGAGCTGCTGTTCGTCGTTCAGAAACCGAAAGGAGAAGAAAACAATGGCTAAGTTTGAAAATCGCTACGGCGTGCGTAAAATCGTCTATAAGCAGAAATGCCGGTGCTTCTGCCCCATCGGAAAAACAGACTACACCAATGAATTTACCGTGACCATGGAGCCGGCAGAGATTATTCCGGACTACTGCGAAATCGACAAGTTCATCCGTGAATGCCTGGAAGGTGAAAATCTGGTCATCGAGGAAGCAGCCAGCAAGCTGAAGAAGAAGCTTGTTGAGGACGTGCACCCCAGCTGGATCATGGTCGAATCTGCGGTGAACGACGCATCCCACGGCAATGTGGTCGTTATGGTATGAGGGGGGCAGGGAAGATGAAAAGCACCAAAGCCCTATGTCAAACCGCAGTTGTCGCGGCTCTATATGTCGCATTAACCACCCTGAACCCGCTGTCATGGGGAGTTATCCAGTTCCGGGTGGCCAATATGCTGTGCGCTCTCCCGTTCAAGGATAAGCGGTACGCCCCGGCGGTTCTGCTGGGGATTGCAATCGCAAATGCAACGAGCCCTTTCGGCCCGATCGATGTGCTCTTTGGCCTGCTGGCTGAGGGGACCGCATACGCACTGGTAGTCTGGGGACCGTGGAAAAAGCTTGGGATTCTGTGGAAAGCAGTTATCCTCTCCCTGTCCGTGGCTCTGTTCGTCGGCGCGGAACTGTCTATGATGGTCGGCGCACCGTTCTGGTTGACAAGTGCTGGCCTGTTCGTGGGCACATTCCTGGCCGTGGAACTGGGAAACTTGATGATCTCCAAAACCGCTCTCGCAAAGGTCGTGTGAGAGGGGACGCGGCGCTGGCTCTGCAAAGGGTCGGCGCTTTTTCTTCGGAACAACACAACAGCCCGGGTGGATACCGGGACAGAAAATGAAGAAGGATAGTGGTGGCGATGTAGATGGAAACGCGAGATAAGGCGTTCACCCTTTATAAGAAAGGGATGGGATGCACCGAAATCGCAAAGAAGCTGGGCGTATCGCTGAACACTGTGAAATCGTGGAAGAAGCGCTATTGGGATGCACAAAAGGGTGCACCCAAGAAACGCACCCCGCCGCACCCCAAGGGTGCATCTTCCAAGTGCACCCAGAAAGCCCCGCAGGGTGGCAAGCCAAAGTCGGGCGCACCGCTGGGTAATGTCAATGCAGTTGGCAACCATGGAGGCGCGCCGCCGGGTAACCAGAATGCCTTGAAACACGGTGGTTGGTCTGCAGTGATGTTTGGCTCTTTTTCAGAGGAAAACCAAAAAGCCATTCAGGACTGCACGAAGGACGTTGATGCAGAAGACCTGTTGATACAGGAACTCCAACTGCTGACCGCCCGGGAAGCTTTTCTACTTCAACGCATTTCCGCTGTTCAAGAGAAAAAACAGCACATTCAGTCGGTGCATACATCCAAGTCTGGCAGGTCGTTTACTCGCTTGGACGAGGACAAGGAAAAAGAAGTCCATGACAAGAAGGTTTACATTGAGCGGATAGATGCTAAAGTCGATCGGGAAGAAAGGCTCCCCGGCACCACTGTGGAAACATCAACCACCGTCGAATCAAGCTACCTTATCGTGGAACGCTTAGAGCGGCTATTGACCGATGTACAGCGCCAGAAGTCCAAGGTGATACAACAGCTTGCCGACCTACGCAGAATGAGCAACAGCGGCAAGAATGAGCTGGTAGACGATTGGGTTGCGGCGGTCGAGGCGGCAGACACGGAAGCGGAGGATGCGGACGATGGCACTGAGACAACGTGAAGTCTTTGCCAAGCGGATCCCGCTGTACCGTAAAGACCCTTGCCTGTTCTTCAAAGAGGTTACTGGCTTTAAGCCTGATCCGTGGCAAAAAGAAGCTGCCACAGCTATTGTGCGGCATCGCAAGGTGTCTATCCGCTCTGGGCAAGGTGTTGGAAAAACCGCCTTTGAAGCGAACCTAGTTCTTTGGTTTCTTTCTTGTTTCCCGTATCCACGCGTGGTGTGCACGGCTCCGACCCGCCAGCAGTTAAACGATGTCCTCTGGGCTGAGATTGCCAAGTGGCAGGAACGCAGCCCTGTCTTGCAGGCTATGCTTGTGTGGACAAAGACTCGTGTTTACATGAGAGGACATGAGAAACGCTGGTTCGCCGTGGCTCGCACAGCCACCAAGCCGGAGAATATGCAGGGCTTCCACGAAGATAATATGCTTTTCGTGGTGGACGAGGCATCTGGCGTTGCTGACCCCATCATGGAGGCTATACAGGGTACGCTTTCCGGCGATAACAACCGCTTACTGATGTGCGGAAACCCAACGCAGAACACTGGCACATTCCACGATTCGCATACCGTGGACGCCCAATCCTACTACTGCATGAAGGTGTCCAGCAGGGACAGCCCCCGCACGAATAAGCAGAATATCGCTGACTTGGAGCGGAAGTTCGGCAAGAACAGCAATGTAGTCCGCGTCCGTGTTGACGGCGAGTTCCCGGAGAATGAGGACGACGTCTTTATTCCGATGGCACTTGCCACAAAGGCTGTCAATACTGAACCTCTGGAACATTGTTCTCCAGCCCGGATATCCATCGGGTGTGACGTTGCCCGCTTTGGCAACGATGATACGGCTATTGCACAGAACATTGATGGAGATATCCAAAAGCTGGTCACACGCCACGGTCAAGACCTGTACGCTACGGCAGACGACATCATTGCGATATATAAAACCTTGCGTGCAGCGTATCCGCAGTACCGCGGTCTGATTTACGCGGTCATTGATGACACCGGCGTTGGCGGAGGCGTGACCGACATACTCAACCGAGAAAAGATTCGGCAGAAGCTAACCAAGCTGATGGTCGTGCCGGTAAACTTCTCCAGCGCTGTGCCGGACAAGGAAGCCGCCGGGCGCTATGCAGATATCGCAACGTGGATGTGGGCGGTCCTACGGGATATGGCCACGGCGGGCACCCTGCATATCCCGAACGATTCAACCTTGATAGGGCAGCTTACCACCCGTAAATATATCTTTAGTGGTGCTCCAGCAAAGTTGAAGCTTGAAAGCAAGGATGCCTTGAAAAAGCGTGGTCTGACCAGTCCTGACCGCGCTGATGCGGTGGCCCTTGCGCTGTACGAGGGCGGCATCTTTGATGTACGCAGTCTGATATGATAGCCGGAAAGGAGAAAAAGGTGAAAAGAGTTATCCCCGGAAAAATCAAAACGCAGCTTCGCCTCGACGGCTATTACAACGTTCTGAACAAGTATGGTACCCAGCACGACAGCACTGAGTATTACCAGTGGGCAACCGGTGCAGCTGTGACGGATGCGGAATTGGCCGACCTTTATGCAGGAAACGGGCTATTCTCGACCATCATTGATGCCCCGGCAGACGATGCCACCAAGAACGGTATCGACCTTGGCATCAAGGATAAGGATTTGCAGAAGCGTCTTGACGACCATCTGCAGACCATCCATTACCAAAGCAAACTCGCGAAAGCGTTAAAATGGGCACGGCTGTTTGGCGGCTCTGCTGTTGTTATGCTGGTGGATGATGGTAGACTTCTTCAGGATCCGCTGAACTGGCGGGATGTTCATGGCGTGGAAGAACTGCTGGTTTACGGACGGAATGAGGTATTTCCGCTGTGGATCAACGGCTACGAAAACAATCCGGCAGATGAAGATTATCGCAAGGGCGGAACTGGCATCCCGGAGTTTTATCAGATAAACAGCGTGTACGGCAGCTATGTAGTACATTCCTCGCGATGCTTAGTGTTCCACAACGGAGAAATCCCCGAAGGCTCCACGATGTCAAATCTCTACCGCACATGGGGCATCCCGGAGTATATGCACATCCGCGAAGAACTTCGCAATGCCTGCATCGGTCCGGGCTACTCCATTCGCCTGCTGGAACGGCTGTCAATGGTGACATACAAAATGAAGAACCTCGCAAACGTCCTGTCTACGGTAGACGGTGACGATACGGTTCTTCAGCGCATGGAAATGCTTGACCTTGCCCGTAATCTGTTGAACATGGTCTTCATTGATGCAGATGGCGAGGATGTTGGCATTCAATCCCTGTCCGTGGCGGGAGTCAAGGACATTCTGGACAATGCCTGTGCTATGCTGTCCGCTGTGAGCCATATTCCGCAGACAAGGCTCTTTGGACGCTCCCCGGCTGGCGAAAATGCCACGGGTGAAGGGGATATGGAAAACTATAAGGAGGCCGTGTCCGGCATCCAGTCCGGTGACCTCCGGGACAACACCCGCACGCTGGTCGAACTGATTCTGCGCGGAATGGCGTGGAACGGTGAAATCGATGAGGTGCCAGAGTATACCATTACCTACAAGAGCGCTTGGAGCTTGTCTGACGATGAAAAGGCTACGCAGGATCAGGCGAATGCTGCAGCCCAACTTACCAGAGCACAGACGACTTCCACATACGTTACCGCTGGCATCTTGGAAACCGACGAGGTTCGCCGGGCTCTGGCACAGGATGAACAGTTTGACCCTGAAAACATCATCACGGAAGCGGATGTCAATCAGGACTGGGGCTTGGGTGGGGCTAACGTTCCCCAGCCGACCAATCCGCAGAACCCGCCTGCGGCAGGTAACCTGGTTACGGATGAAGGGGACTGCGGTTACGTTGCCGGCTTCGTTCTGAATGATGGAAAAATCCTCTGCGGCCAACGCTCCGATGGGCAAGGCTGGTGCGGCCCCGGCGGTCACATTGAACCCGGGGAAACGCCGAGCGTGGCATTCCGCCGGGAAGCAAAGGAAGAGTTCAATATTGACGTAGGGGACATTACCTATCTCGGTAACTGCAAGGGCAAGCCGGATGAGGTGCTTCCCGTTCAGATATATCTCGTCAATGGCTTCGATGGCGTTCCTCGGTGCGACCAAAAGGAGATGTTCACGGCTACATGGATGCCCCCTGAACAGATTTTGAAACAGGATGTGCCCGGTGGGCTGGTGTTTGAACCGTTTCTCAGAAGCGTGAAAGAATACCTTGAGCAGCTGGGCATTACGCTGGACGACTTTGACGAGAGCAAGCACAATCGCGACGAGAATGGAAAATTTTCCAGTTCTGGCGGCTCCAAATCATCAAAAGATGTATCGAGCGAGGAAAATCCATCAAAAGACTTGAATGATTCTCAAAGTCATGCTAAAATAAATTCTAGCGCAGTTTCGGCAAAAGGCGCGAACACTTTCAAGGTGAAAGGTTTCCCCAACAAGCAGAAGCTGAACAACCACTGGCAGAATGGAAGAACCCACGCCGCTGAGTACGCTCCCGATGGCATTACGACAAAGGAGCAGTACGAAAAGCGGGCGGTTCAACTTTTGGAAAGCCCGTGCGGAAACGGCATAAAAGGCTACAAGACAAAAGATGGCCTTGTGTGCCGGTATGACGCGAAGAAAAATGACTTTGCAAAAGGTTCCCCAGAGAAGGGTGTAAGAACGATGTTCAAGCCTGACGATGGGGAAGATTACTATAAACGTCAGCTTGAATTGGAAGGAATCGAAGATGACTGAGAAAATCATCTGCCCGGTATGTGGGCAGCATAGCTTTGATGAAGACAACGATTTTGAGGAATGCCCCGTGTGCGGCTGGGTAAATGATGGCGTGCAGAGAGCGGATCCTGATTATCGCGGCGGTTATAACCGCATCAGCCTGAACGAAGCTAAAAAGAAGTTTGCTGAAGGCAAAAAGGTGTTTGACTAAAATATTGGCGTTGAGAGCCTTTGCAGGTGACGTGAAAGCGTCCCTCGCAAAGGCTCTTTTTGTTTGCAGTCATAGCTCAGCTGGTAGAGCGCCTGCCCTCCAAGCAGGATGCCGCGGGTTCAAGCCCCGTTGACTGCTCCATATCGAGGGTTGGCCAAGTTGGATAAGGCATGGGCCTTTGACTCCCAGACCGCCGGTTCGAGCCCGGTACCCTCGGCTTTTACGCTGGTGTAGCTCAATAGGATAGAGCAGGCGATTTGTAACCGTCAGGCTGTGGGTTCAATCCCCACCTCCAGCACCACCCGCCGTACACCGTAATCGGCACCTCGATGGCATGAGGGGGCACTGACCCTGCTCCCAACAGACCGCTGCGAAGTGTTCTGGCCTGTTCCATGACAGAGCCAGCGCGGAGCCATAAACCGCGTTCCTTCCGCTTCGCGCTTGGACGGATGCGCGCTGTAAGCAAAAGGTCAAAATTCAAGTGCTGCATGCCATAAGAACAAAGACCCTGCATCAAGGTGGAGATGCAGGGTCTTTTTGATGCCTGCAAAGGGAAGATGGTTCCCAGAAAGATAATGAGGTGGATATGCCCGTGAAGAATAATGGGCCCGGCATGACCGGGCGCTCTTCAATGACGAAAAAATCAAAGATCGAGCCGGAGTATCCGCAGTGGGCAGAAAGCAAGATGCGCGCAATCGAAAATCGGCGGTTGAAAGAACTGCAGAAGATTGTGCGAGAATCCATGCCTGAAATTCTGGCTATCGTTGCGGAAGAACAGAAAACCGGCTCCGACAGCATCAGACATGATGGATACAGCGACATGGTTCGCCGCATCCAGAACAGGTTCCGCATTATGCGTGACCGGCTCAGTCGGCGGCTGAAAACCGATCCGTTGGAACGGGATGTTCGCCGGTGCGCTGACTACACCGACCGGCGGCAACTCAAAGAATGGCAGCGCAGCGTGCGCGCCACGCTGGGAGTGGATATCCATGATGATTTCTTTCTCGGCGAAAGATACGACCTGATGCTTAAAAGATGGGTTGAGCAAAATGTCAGCTTCATTACCAGCATTGAAAGCGACTGCTTCGATGATATGGAGAACGTCATTATTGAGGGCTTTACAAAAGGCCGCACCCCGGCGGCGATTTCCAATGAAATTCAACGCCGGTTTGATGTGACCAAGTCGAAAGCAAATCTTCTTGCGCGTGACCAAGTGGGCACTCTGAGCGCGAATCTGACCCGTACAAGGCAGGAATCCGCTGGGGTAGAGGAATATATCTGGAGTTCATCAGGCGATGAACGTGTGCGTGAATGCCACCGTGAACTTAACGGCCGGAAATTCCGCTATGACAACCCGCCGGCCATGTGGTACATGACAAAGCACGGCAAAGTGTACAGTGGGCGGCATTGCAATCCCGGAGAGGACTACCAGTGCCGCTGTGTTGCAAAACCTGTCTTTAACTTCGATAGGCTGAATTCTGTAGCCTTTAAGGAGAAAAAACAATGAAACAGAATACCCCGCCGCTAGTCCTTCGGAGCGAAATGCGGACAGACAGTGTGCCTGTCGATGAGCATTACAGCGCCGAGGGATATTTTTATGATAACCCCATTCTGACCCGCACTGGTATCTTCAAGTACACGCTGGAAGATGGCTCGGAACGTCGAGAATTGCGTAGACCGGAAGATGTGTTTGACCCGGAAAGCCTTGCAAGCTATGAGGGAAAGCCCATCATCATAACCCACGATGCGCAGGTGATCGACAAGGACAATGCCCACCGGGAGAGAGTGGGAACAATCCTGACCCCTGGACAGCAGGACGGAGAAACCGTCCGCGCAAAAATCGTCATTGACGACCCGGATGCAGTAAAGGCATCCGGTCTGCGGGAACTGTCCGTTGGGTATTATCAGGATCTTATCATGGAACCCGGAGAATGGAACGGAGAACCGTATGACGCAATCCAGACCCATATCCGTGTCAATCATCTGGCGCTGGTAGCTGTCGCTCGCGCCGGTGATGATGCCCGCCTGAATATGGACAGCCAAGATAGCAATGGAGGTATGACCCCTATGGATGAGAACGAGAAGATGAACAACCCCACTCAGGACGATGATGCCACCGTGGACACTACGAAGCCTACCACAGATGATGGCGAGGGCGCGGGCAGTCCCCCTGTGACTCCCGGCCTTGACCCTGTTGGCGTTCAGGCAGCAATCAAGGCGTACCTGACGGCAACAACCGGCGGCGCTACTGCTGACGATGAGAACAACCCGGCAGCAGGCGGCGACCCCACCAAGCCCACTGAGGATGATGGTGAGGATGATCCTACCAAGCCCGATGCTCTGGCAGAGATTACTGCTCGCCGTGACGCCATGGAGGACGGTCAGGCCAAAGCGGACATTAACACCCTGCTGTCCATGCTGGATGCCGCAAATGCCCGCGCTGATGCCGCAGAGGACGATACCAAGCCCACTGAGGACGAGGATGATAACCCGGATGATTCCAGCAGTCAGCTGAACCATGATAGCGCCAGCGCTATTGCGGCGCAGGTCAGCCAGCGCGTTGAGCTGTGCCGTCTGGGAGACAAGCTGCATCTTGATGGCATGGAGACCATGCCGGTCATGCAGGCAAAGAAAAAGGTCGTGCACGCCGTTATCCCGGGTATGCGCTTGGACGGCAAGAGCAGTGCCTATATCAACGCCGCTTTCGACATCGCCAAGGAGAAAATCAACGGTCGCAAGAGCGTGGCGGACCAGCGTCGCCAGATTTTCAATGCGGATTCCGCAAATGCGGCCGTCCGTGATGCCGGCAAGAAGAACGACCCTGCTGCGGCTCGCAACCGCATGATTCAGCGTCACACTGCTGAAAAGGAGGACTAAGTTATGAACATGGCTGTACAGATGAACTACGGCGAACCGAGCCGTGGCATTCCCGGTCTGCTTTATGACCGCGCAAACTACGAGGCCGTCACTCGCCGGAATGGCGCTGATGATGGCAAGATGCTCTTTGGTCTCGGCGTTGTGCAGGGCACAGAGCCGGGCAAGGATATTACCCTGCCGGCTACCGGCGCAACCGTCGATAAGTTTGAGGGCGTTGTGATGTACAGCGCCAACACCGAAATGGATGATGATGGTGCCGTTCTCCTGCACAAAGGCCAGATTCTGGATGTTTGCCAGGCTGGCAAGCTGTGGGTGCAGCTGGTTGATTCTGTGGAACCTGCCTATGGCCAGCCGGTATATCTGGTGATTACCGGTGATGATGCTGGCAAGTTCACTCCGACCAAGGGCACCAATCTGGCTGTCAAGGCTCGCTTCATCGGTGCGGCGCAGAACGGCATCGCACCTGCCCAGTTCGTAGAGCAGCTCTAAGGAGGTATAACCCATGTCTAAGTTTAATCCCTTTGACCCCGCAAACGGCTACAGCGAGGAGGATCGCGCTGCCCTGTCCGGCAAGTGTTCTTCTCTTATCAATGAGGCCTATAAGAACCCGTTCCCCGGTGCGGTTCTTCGCATGGATGCTGCTGACAATGCAGGCATCTTCTTCGCCAAGCAGCTGGCGCACGTCAAAACCAAGGCGTATGATAAGGAATTCCCGGAACTGTCCGGCCTGAAGCTGTTTCCGCAGACAAGCGAGACCGATGAAGGCGCGGCCTACATCGAGTACTACTCCTACGAGCCTGTGGGCTTCGCTGATATCATCGCAAACTACGCTTCGGATCTGCCCCGTGTTGATGTGAAGGGCACTCCCCATCGCGCAGAGATCGTGAACATCGGTGACAGCTACGGCTACAATGTGCAGGAACTTCGCGCCTGCCGCCGCAATGCGGTTCTGGGCATTATGAAGTCTCTGGACTCCGCTCGTGCAGAAGCAGCCCGCCGGGTGTATGATGTGAAGGTCAATCATCTGATCTGGAACGGCGATGCAAAGACCGGTATCATGGGTGTGCTGTCTTCTGATAACAACATCCCAATCTACACCCTTCAGAACGGTGCCAGCGGCAAGGCAGACTGGGCGAGCAAAACGGCCGATGAAATCGCAGCCGATATTGCCGGTATCCTGAACTACGTCGATACCCTGACCCAGAATGTGGAGCACCCGGATTCTTGGGTCATGCCTAACAACCTGTACACCAGCCTGAACCTTCGGCGCATCGATGGCACCGGCGAATCCGTGCTCTCGTATATCAAGGAACATACTCCCCAGATCACCAACTGGGAGGTTGCCAGCGAGCTGTCCAAGGAAAATAAGGACTACAACAGCAGCGGCAAAAACATCGGCCTGCTGTACACAAAGAATGCCGATAAGATGTCCCATGAAGTGCCTATGGCATTCCTGCAGCACGCACCGCAGGATCGCAATCTGGAAATCGTCATCAACTGCGAGGGTCGTGATGCAGGTATGATGATTCCTTATCCGCTGTCCGCCTGTCTGGTCTACGGCCTGTAAGAAAGGAGTAATACCCCATGAAGATCAAAAACATTTCCGTGAAGCCCATCTGTATCGGTGATGCGTCCATGCTGCCGGGCGATACTGCAGAAGTTGGCGACACCTTTGCTGACGCTGTTGGCTTTTATATCAGCATGGGGCTGATGCAGGAGGTGCAGGAGAAGAAGGCACGCAAGGCTAAGGCCGAACAAGAGCCTGCTTCCGATGCTTCCGCAGAGGTTGAATCCTGATGGATGCCGTCGATATGGCCGCAATCACCAAAATCGTAAAGATGGTGGGTACTGAGTTTAAGGCTATGTCGGACGATGATATTTCGTTCTGGATTGGCCTGCAAGCACCGGTTATTTCGCAGAAAAAATTCGGTGCGGACTATAATCTGGCTGTGGCGCTTTTGGTGTGTCATGCTATGAAAATGGCAGGCAATGGTGACAGTTCCCTTGGAACCATTGCAAACACTGGGCGACTTGCCAGCGTATCTGAAGGTGGCGTGAGCATATCCTTTGCTACCAGTACCGCCGGGACTACCGGAGACGCTGAGTATCAGCTTACGTCCTACGGTTTGCAGTTTATTTCGATTCGGAACCGGCATATCGTGCCTATCATGATTCGATAAGGAGGCCTGCCCCATGGCGATAGCCAATGACATCGGCCTTGACCTGACGCCAGAGGGCAGAGCGGCGATGGAGCGCCTGAACGAACTGTCCAATGTGACCATAGAGGTTGGGTATCAGGCAGACCAAAAGGCGGCTGACGATGAAACATCGCTGGCCGAGGTCGCCTACTGGAACCACTACGGAACCCTCCACAAAGACGGTTCGGTGATGATTCCTGCCCGTCCCTTTATGGACACCATCAAAAAGCACTCGGAAGAACTATCAGAGTTTTCGCAGCAGGCTTTGTCCTCATTGGAAACAGCTGATGCGGTTTCCAATGCGATTGGTTCTCAGGCAAAGTCCATGATTCAGGATGCAATCAAAGATGAGGAATGGGCACCCAACGCGCCCATCACCATCGAGGGCGGCTGGATGATGAACGAATATGGTAAGGAAGGCCCGGTGCCTGTGCATATTAAAGGGAAGAGTTCCACGGAGCCCCTAATTGATACAGGTGCCTTGCGTCAGAACTGCCAGTACGTTATCAAGAAAGGAAAGAAATGAACATCTTTAAGCAGATGTACACTGTGCGCCGCTATAAGGGCACCAGCTGGGACAGTGGCACAGCCGAAACAACTTACTCGGATATGCAACTTCCACTTGATGTGCAGGCCAAAACGCGCCGCAATCAGGACGATGCTTCTGGTCGCTCTACGACCGGCGTTTTGACTGTGTATAGCGATGTCCAGCTTCTTCCTACGGAACCGGATAAACAGACAACGGGAGATCGTCTGCTTTACATGGGGCAGTGGTACGCCTGCAAATCGTCCATCTACTGGGGAAACACCATCCTGAAGCACTGGATATCAGAGTTTGAAGCTGTTGAGGGCGAGAAAGGGGAGATTGCCAATGACACCAGCTGAGTGCCGCGAGGCGGTTCGGCTCATGTTTGTGGAACTGTACCCCCGTTGCACAGTGATTTACAGCTATCCCAATTCCGTTCGTCCACCGCTTCCGTATGTTGTTCTTGACTTTGAACGCATCGAGCCGGTGAATTCGTTTGAGTACGTTAAGAACGGGATTCTTTGGCAGGAAAAATGCAAGCGCATTCCGTTTTCTGCCGAACTGGTCACCGAGAGCAAGACGGAGCACGCTGCCGGGGTGAAAAAGGTTGGCTTATCCACGGCCGTGGATGATCTTGAACAAGCCACCCAGTTCTTTGATAGCCAATATGCAGGTGACAAAATGCGCGCCATGAATATCACGGTATGCACGGAAGGGTCACCTGAACCAATCCATAACAGCGCGCCCGGCGTAGAGAGGGCGCGCTGTTCTTTTTATGTGGATTTTGTGCAGCGTACTAAGGAGTACGCTGCCTTGGCTCCGATTGACGGCGAGTATTCGGAAGACCATGCTAGTGCAGCATCCAAAAAAGTTGCAGACATGGAAGCCGGATGGTTTGACGAAGTCGAAGTCAAAAAAGAAATCCGAAATGAGTAAAGGAGCGAAACCACATGAATATCGACAAAATCGTTGAGGTCAATATCCAGATCTCTGAAGCGATGTCCATTGATGGTGGTTATGACACCATCCTCATTGTCGGCCCTCTGCCTAAAGCCCCCGGCGGTCGCGTTACACCTGATGTTGCCGGTTATGCGAGCTTGCAGGACCTCAAGAGCGCCGGATTCGCAGCGGACGACCCTGTGTACATTGGTGCCAGCAAGGTGTTTGGACAGTCCCCGAAGCCGCCCGCGGTAATGATTGCGGTGCAGAAGCTGTCCAGCGGCTCCACCGAAAAGGTGGATGTGACTCTTGACAGAGCCATCGGTATGCCGGGCTGGTACTGCATCTGCCCGGCGGGCATCAAGGAGGACTTCTACCAGAGCATTGCCGACTGGACAGAAGCCAATGAAAAGCTGTGTATCTGCGAGACGACCGGCATTTCGTCCTCTCCGGTATCGGATGCGATGTTTCGCACTGCGATCATTCACGCTACCGCCGAGAACGACTGCGTGAACTGTGCTTACGCTTCCCGGTTCCTTTCCTATGACCCGGGCAGTGAGCAGTGGTGCTTTAAGTCCCTTTCTATGGTGTCTGCACAGGGACTGTCCACCACGGATATTGCAAGTCTGGAAACACGCAATATCTCGTATTACACAACTGTTGGCAGCAAGGCCATGGTGCAAGGTGGCAAGGTGAGCGGCGGCGAGTGGATCGACACCATTCGTTTCCGTGACTGGCTGAAGACCGAAATTCAATCCAAGGCGCTGAACCTGCTTCTGGGCTTGCCCAAAGTGCCTTATACCGATCAGGGCATTGCGCTGGTGCAGAATGCTGTCATTGATGCGCTGGAAGAGGGCGTGCGTGCTGGTGGCATTGTGCAGGATGCTTCTTCCGATGATGGAGAAGCGTCTCGTGCATATACCGTCACCGTGCCGCGTGCGGCCGATTTGGATGCCGCAACTCGTAAGAGCCGCCGTCTTACCGGTGTGACATGGACAGCACAGCTGGCAGGTGCCCTGATCGCCGCGAAAATTGGCGGCACACTGAATTACTGAGAAAGGAGAACCGCTAAATGCGTGGAGATGTAACCGTTTACTCCCCGAAAAACGTTCTGTGCACCATGGGCATTCACATCGCGTCTGGTTTTACGGAGGATGGCTTTATTACCATTACTCCGCAGGGCGATGGTGTGACGGATGAATCCGGTGCAGATGGCGAAGTGGTCATTTCGATTTCGGATGATCCTCGCTATGAAATCAAGTTGGTTCTGCAGTACGGTTCCAAAACAAACAACTGGCTGCTGAAGAAGTACAACAATAACAAGCAGACCCCGGGCAGCGGCCTTTTCAATATGCAAATCAAAGATCTGGGCTCTAACCCAGATTTTACGGCGCCCAAGGCATGGGTTTCCAAGCCTGCCCCGTGCGCTTACGGTAAGACCGGCCAGAATCAGGAGTGGACGCTGCGGGCTGTTGGCAAGATGGAGCCGAAGAACTGAAAGGAGGAAACCTGATATGAAAATGAAACGCATGGAAATGCGCGACATTACGGTTGGTGAATACCAGTTTAAGATTCGCCCATTCGGTGCCAAGGATGCCACCTACATTTTTGGCGATGTCGCATCCATCATTCTTCCCATTCTGGGCACCGTTTCGGTTGCAAGCAACGACAAGGATGCCATTCACATGGAAATGTTTGAAGGGATGGACATGGACAAAGATTCGCTAGTCAAGGCACTTGGCCGCATTGATGGCAGAACATTGAGCAAGCTGGTAAATGAGCTGCTGCTGAGCCACAGCAATGTGCGCGTTTTGAATCCAGAAAATGGGGTTTATGAAGTCATGAACGAAGATGCTTATGACGAAATCTTCTGTCAGTACCTTGCTGGCATGCTTACCCTTTGTGCTGAAGTTGTTCGTCTGAACTTCAGCGGTTTTTTCAGCGATGCGAGCACCCTCTTTGGACGCCTTTTCAAAGTGCGCCATGCGGGCAGCTCGAACAGTACGGAGAGTTCGACAACGACAGAGCAACAAACCTTGAATGGATTATGTATACCCTGATTCGCGAGCGAGTGGCTTCGATGTACGAACTGACCTATGTTTATAATCTGGATGAAATGCTAAAACTTTACGACCTGATTATGATGCAGCGGGACATTGAGTACGCCAAAAGCCAAGAGGACAGAAGGGGGGATACATAAGTGGCGGCAAAGGAAACTGTAATCGGAAAGTTCGTCAATCAAATTCTGTTCAAGGTCGATAAAAGTTCTGTTGATGACGCAAAAAGCGCTATCAGCGAAGTAAAAGGCTTTGCGGCTAAAGCACTTGGCGTAATCGGCATCGGCTTTTCCTTTACTAAGCTTGCTAGTCTTGCAGAGGAATTTGGCAGTATCAACGATACCATCCGCGGGGCAACCCGCGAGATGGGAGACCAAGCGGATATCCAGCAGAAGATTCTGCAAGGGGCCCAGGATTGCCGTGAAGAATACGGGGTCATGGCCGGAGATGTGACAAAGCTGGTGCAGCTGAACAGTAAGCTGTTCCCAGTTGATGATGCTGTGAAGTTTGTTTCGCTTGTCGAAAAGCTGGAAAAAGGCTCCGGCAGAGAAGCAAATCTTGACAACACCATGAGCGTACTGCAAAAGGCTATGTCTTCGGGCAAGCTGGACAAATCTAGCTTTTCCAACTTAAAAACAGCTGCCCCAGAGGTGGTGAAAGCCATTTCGTCTGCAATGGGAGTGTCCGAAAAGCAACTCCAAAATCTGGCAGAGAGCGGAAAACTTTCCGCAAAGCAACTGAAAGAAGCGTTCTTTGCGGCGGAAAGCGACATTCAAAAGAACTTTGATGAACTCGGTTTCGGCATCGGGGACGCTCTTACTTATGTCAGAAATCAGTGGGGGCTTTGGCTTGCAGGCGCAGATGATATGCTTGGCATCACAACCAGTATTGGCAAAGCAATAAAAACCATAAGCGATTTCCTGATAGGAAAAGCACAACGGCTGACTTCGTGGCTGAAAAATATTGCCGAGAAACTTGGCGGCGTAGAACAGCTGCTGAAGCTGATCGTGATGGTCGCCACAGCTCTGTTCCTTGCAACCAACGGAAGCAAGATTTTGTCTTTCTTAGCGGGCGCAGTGAAACTCCTGCAAGGATTTAATCTGCAAACTGCCCTTGCGGCCGCAAAATGGCTCTTGCTGTTCCTTGTGCTGGAAGATGTTTTTACCTTCCTGCAGGGCGGCGATAGCGTCTTTGGGCGGCTCCTGAGCGAGGCTGGTGTTGATGTTGACGCATTGAGAGAGAAAATCAGTGCGTTCTTCGAGGGAGCAAAGCAGTTTGGCCGAGACGCTCTTGATTCGCTGGGTCAGTTCTGGGAGGAACACAAAGGTGCGATTTTAGTTGTTCTGCAAGCCCTTTGGCAAGGACTGGTTGACCTGACCGCGGACATCATAACACTGGGCGGGCATCTGTTCGACCTTCTGGCTGGCTTGATTACGGGCTTTCAGACCGGAGATTGGACGCAATTCCTGACAGGCTGTAAAGAACTGTGGCAAGATTTCCTCGATATTCTGAATGGTTTGGGACGCGCTGCTTTTGGCGAAACATGGGAGCCACTGAAAGAAAGCGCACAGGCAATTTGGAATTGGCTGAAAGGATTCTTTGACTGGTTCGGCGATAAAATCACCTGGGCTAAGAACCTGTGGAACGGCGTAAAAAATTTCTTTGCCGGTGGAAATGGCGGTGATGTCGATGATTCTGATGGCGGGGACGGTCCTGATAAGAATTCGCCTGGTTTTAGAGGCATGGGAGGCGGAAAATCCTCTGGTGGCAGCGGCCGCACAAGCAATGGTAAATCACCGACAGGGACGCAGACTTCCTCTGGGAGCACTGCCACAAGTAGAAATGCTGCCAGTGCATTTATTTCGGGAGGAAGGCCGGTGTCTACAACAACGGCATCACAGCGGCCGATTGCTCAAACTACGAACACCAAAAACATCACTGTAAAACAGGAAAACCGACAAAGCTACACGTTCCAAGTGTCTGATCGCAATGCCGCATCCAAACTGCAGTCTACCGTGAGTTCGCAGTCCTCGCAATCTACGAAAGATTTGGCGCATGCGCTTAATTACGGGAGGTGATGCCTGATGGAAGCGACACAGCCCGCACGCTTGGGAGATTTTGAGTTCGATGCTATCATCAAACGTCCGGAGACATTGTCCAGCAAGATCCCGGACTACGCAACGGAAGAAGGATATAGCGCCAGTGACAACATCTGTCTGGAAGCGGTGACGCTTGATGTCACAGCTGTGATTTCTAACGCGCCGATTACATGGGCGGACCGGCACCCGGCATCATCGAGCCGGGTACAGAGTGCCGTCGAGGAGTTGCGGCAGTTGTGGAAGAAAAGAACACCGATGACCTTTACGGCCGGCGGTGATAGCTATGAGAATGTCTGTATCGAAAGCGTGACGTTTCCAAAAGAGGAAAGCAACAGCGAGCGTATTGAACTGAAGTTGAAGCAGGTGTCTATCAATTCGACAGAAACTGCCAATATCAGCATAAAGTATGCTCGCGGAGGAACGTCTAAAAAGAATACTGGCGCGAGCCAGAAGAGCACCTCCACGGCAAAATCTTCCAGCAGCGGAAAATCTTCTTCCCGCAGCAGCATTCTTTGTTCTGGGGCAAAAGCCATTGGATTGTTTAAGTGAGGTATAGATGATGGATTTGGAATACTATGAGATCTCTGTACCAGACCGAAACGATTCCATTATGCGCGTGAACCTTGACGAAGTATATTACAATCTTCGGCTGACATGGAACGCATACGGCGGTTTTTGGATGCTTAGCATCTACGATGCAGAAATGAATATTATCCTCGGCATGGCGCGGCTCGTGCCGGGGACGATTTGGAATTTCTACTATCAAACCCAAGGAGGTCCGCCGGGTGTCCTTGGCGTTGAAACGGAGCAGGAAACAATCGGCCGCAATGATTTTGTGGACGGAAGGGCAAAACTGCTATACCTTCCCGCAAAACAGCTTGGAGCGTGACAGATGGACATCTGGGATAGACAGTACCGAGTAAGAATCGGGAAAAATAATTCTGTTGGCCGTGAAATCGGAAAGCCTAACGAAAAAACGAAGAGGACTATCCGATGTTCCTTTTCCTGCGAAATTGGTGATAGTTCAAGTTCTAATACGGGAAAAATCACACTTTGGAATCTGGCAGATGAAACCTTGCGCCTTTTGGAGCAGGAAGATTGCCTGATTGAACTGCGTGCTGGATATGGCGATGACCTGCCCGTTATTATGGGCGGTTCTCTGACGTGTTTTGAAACCGAAACAAACAGCGCGGATCGACAGACCACAATTGAGTTTGTGGATAGCTTTACATCCGCACGAGATACAACGGTGAGCCTGAGTTATTCGGGTGTTGTGAACGGAGAAAAAATCGTCAGGGATGTTGCTCAAGAAATGGGGTGCGAAGTTAAGCTTTCTCCCAAAGCTAAAATGATCGACTTTAAGAATTTTGCTTTTGTTGGCACAGGAAAGACGCTTATCGGGCGGCTGTGCGATAGAAGCAAGCTTCGCTGGAGCGTTCAAAACGGAATCGCTCAAATATGTGCTCTGGATGAACCTCTAACGATGGCGGCTTATGTCCTTTCGGCTGATTCCGGCATGATTGGTTCACCGAAGCCTTTCTTTGAATCCGCATCGACCAGTAGCAAATCTTCGACGAGCAAGAACGCGAGTTCCAATACGACCAAAAGAAAGGCCAAAAAAGGCATTGAAGTTACATATTGCCTAAATGGCCATATTCAGATTGACGATTATGTGAAAGTGGAATCCAGAGAGTACAAGGGGAACTACCGAGCGTCAAAAATCAGGTTCACCGGCGATACGGAGGGCGACGATTGGCAATGCGTTGGGCAGTTTGTGGAGGTGAAGTAGCGTGGATCAGGACTTCCGCGATGCAGTCGTGAGCATCATCGACCAGTACATGAGGGATAATATCCACACCTCGGCACCTGCTAAGGTCGGTAACGTGTCCGAAAACTTCACTGCTGAACTAACGCCGGATTTGAAAGTAACGACCGATGATGATAGGGAAGTACCTTACCCTAAAATCTCGGGCACGGCCATCCTGATGCCTACCGGAGCGGGCGGCACAATCGGGTTTGCCTTTCCTGTGCATTCCGGGGATGGATGTGTGGCTATTTTCGGAGAGGGCGGCTCTGGAACGGACTTGAAGTGGGACTTATCCAACGCAACCTTGCTGCCGGGCTTGCCTGCATCGTCTAGCGAGCAGGTTAAGCGTGCCGGCAGTGAGGACGCAGCAGTTGTTTTTGCGCCGACTGCGACCATCACCGTCAAGAAAGACAGCATCGAACTAAAGAAGAAAGATACTGTTGTCACGATGAAAGATGATTCTGTCACTGTAAAAAGGGGAGCGTCGGAAATCAAAGTGACCAATGGGAGCATTGAGTCAAAAAACGGAGGCACTTCGGTTGAGAAACTTCCTGCAAGTGTGAAAATTATCACAGCGACCGTTGATGTGACTGGCAATGTGAAAATAAAAGGAAATGTTCAGGTTCAGGGCAATGTGGATATTTCTGGAACGCTGACACTTGGCGGTATCGTGATGAATACGCATACTCATGCGGGTGTGCACGGGTTGACAGGAGGTCCGCAGTAATGGCATTGAAAGACCTTGCGCTTGCGGCTGATGGAGATTTGCTCATCAACGAAACCGGCGATTTTGAAATCATCAATGCCGTTCGGCAGGGTGTGCAAATTCGTCTGCGCTGGATCAAAGGAGAATGGGTGTTCAATACCGCTATGGGCACGCCTTACTTTGAAACAATCCTTGTGAAGGTTCCGAATAGAGCCTTGATCGAGAAGGCCCTGCGAGACCAAATCCTTGCCGTTGATGGCGTAACAGGGGTGGGCGCCATCAACCTTATAAAGGATGCAAAGACCAGAACGCTTCGAGCGTCTTTTACCGCGACCACCACCGAAGGAGAAATAGAAAGCGAGGTGGAACTGTCCCATGTCGGACTACGGAGTGACGGATAAGGGCTTTCAAATGCGCCGACTGGATGAAATTTACACCGACATCTGCAAAAGGTTTAAAGACGAGGTTGGAGTTGACCCATCGGAGAACCCACAAAGCGTGATGAACGTCCTGTTTACAATTTTTGCGGATGCCCCGGCAGAACTCTGGGAGGCTTATGCTGCTGCATATCAGCAGCTTTTCCCCAATACGGCCTGCGGCGTTGCGTTAGATAACGTGATGCAGGTGGGCGGGGTGAGCCGCATTGGACAGGCCAAAACTAAGTATTTTATCTCTTGTACTGGCCAAGAGGGAACGGTCATTCCGGTTGGCGCTTTAATTCAGTCGAGCAGCCGACCGCAACGTACTTTTCAAGCGGTCAGCGCATCCATAATCTCCAGCGCAAACTGGAGAAAGCTGGCGATTCGTCCGATTGAAAGCATTGCAGGAACCTTTACGTTTGATTTTGGCGTTTCTCGCAATGCGACCAGCGGAGAAGTTGGAACCTATGCAGAAAGTTCCAGCGTCACAAAGAAAATGACCGTGTCCTCGTATGACGATGCGTACTCGCAGATGCTTGCGGCTGTCCAGTCCTTTGATGCCTTGGTAAAGTTTGGCATCACTGTTTCGGACGAAACTGACGATCAAGGAGAGCATTCAATCGTTTTGACTGCATCGGGCGCCGCTGACAGCTTTTCGGCAACGTTGTGCAAGTACATTACGGTTACGGAAGTGACCAGCAATATCCAGTTTGAAAGCGCGGAATATGGTAGCTATGTGCTGGCTGATGGCGTTATCACGCAGATTGTTACTACCGTGGACGGTTGGACAGCCTGCACCAATGATATCACGCCGATTAAGGGTCGGCTGACCCAGACAGATACCGAGGCCAGAACAAGTTATACAAACCGTGTCGCAAGCCGTGGCACCGGCACGGTTGCGAGCATCGTTTCACTTTTATACAGCGATGTGGAGGGCGTGACCTTTGCGGCCGGATACGAAAACTACAATGATACGACCGATGCGGCGGGCAGACCACCGCACAGCATTGAAATTGTGGTTCAGGGCGGCACTGACGAAGACGTGGCCAATATCATCTGGAAGAACAAGGCGGGCGGCATCCGTGCATACGGAAAGCATTATGCTTACGCTACCGATGTCAACGGCAATCGGCAGTATTTGGAATTCACTCGCGTGAATGACATTTATCTACTGCTTTCTATTACGGTTACGAGTTCTGGCGGACTGGACGATGATTATGCAGCGAGAATCAAATCTTTGCTGATGGAGGAGAATCTTTCGGCGGGTGCAACGATTCGTTTGCAAAAATTCATTCGTCCCATTATGGAGAACGTGTCCGGTGTTGATTATATCGAAATCAGGGGCTTGCTGAGCGAAAAGCCTGAAATTGAGACGGTTGTCGATAGTTCTATGCTGACCGGCATAGTACCAGTTCAAATCAATCAGCAGCCCATCATTAGCATGAGCGGCATCCGGGTGGTGAAAGCATGATTGACGCTTACAAGGGAATGTTTGGTAAGCTGCCAATGCAGTTTCAGCTGGAATCCTTTGAAGAAAGCAAACTGGGTGATTATATCTGCGACACCGTAGACGATCTGAAGAATCTGCCTGAAGATTGTGAGATGGGGAGCATCGCCAGAATTATTGCCCCGCCTGCAATCTATCGAAAGAATTCGGACGGAAAATGGATTTTACAGTTTTCCAGCAAGGGGGTGTCCTGATGGGTTATGAAGTCCTAAAAGAAATGCCTCTCAGCGTTGAAAAAATGTCAAATCTGGACGGTATCATTTGGGCTGTTGCGCCGGAGTACGAGAATGCCTCTTTGTTCCTTGGGGGTCTGGAAAATCTGAACGATTTTGATAGGTGCACGGGCGTTTGGCTTGATCGGCTTGGACAACTAGTCTGTCTGACCCGTCAGCAGGCTGGAGCGATGATTGGAAGCCGAGAACTTGCAGACGATGATGATATTTATCGCGTCTGCCTGAAGTATAAGGCTTTTGTCAATTCCTGCCGCTGTACGCCGGATGAAATCATCGAAGCAACCAAAATTATTTTCGGTGCAACACAGGTGGTTTATAGCGAACGACGAGACACGCCGGCAACAATCTTTCTTTCGATTTCAGCACCGTTTTCCGATATGGTCATGTCTATTTTAGGAACGCATGACCTTATTGTGCGTCCTGCGGGCGTAAAGGTTCGCGTAGACTGCTCGACAGAGGATGCGGAAACCTTTGGCTTTGTGGATCTCAATCCGCGAGTTGCAGGTTTCGGCGAAGGAAAGTTTGCACAGTCCATCAATTAACTGGGGGTGATTTATTATGGCAGAAGGTCGCGCCGGGGCGCTTGAAGATTATGCAACTGTGGCGTTTTCGATGTCTGGCGTGAAGCAAGACATTTCGCTGGAGGATTGGAAGGGCGGCTGGGCTTCTATTGTCGGTGGCCTGAACGGAAAACCAACAAGCCAGCAGTTCAACATGGTTACGTATATTTTGAGTGCCTTGCTGAATCAGGCTATTTCTGACCTGTCTACTGTCAAGAGAACGGCAAACAGTGCAATGCCTAAGAGCGATTTTACGGCGAAGCAGATTGTGTCCCTGCTGGCAGCATACGGGCTGATGAAAGGCTGCGATGCCGATACGGTTGATGGTAAGCACTCGAATGCTTTCGCACCATCTACGCATGAGCATTCGGCAAGCCAGATCACGAGCGGAAACCTTCCAATTGAACGCGGCGGTACGGGTTCTGGCACCGCCGCTGATGCCTGCAAAAACCTTGGCGCAATGCGCAATGCAGGCGGCACTTTCACCGGAACGGTATATTTTGCAAACGGCACGGCACATTATGTGACATCCGCAGGTGATGCACACTTTAAGTCTTTGGCGGTGTCGGGTGATATTTCCGCGCAGCGTGTCTACGATGCGGTCTACAACGACTATGCGGAGCTCATGCCGCGTGGCGAGCAGACCGAACCCGGCGATATTATCGCTCTGGATACTGGAAGCCAGACAGAACGGTATATCAAGGCAACGAACCTATCTGGCCGTATCGCAGGCATCCACACGGATGAGTACGCTATGCTCATTGGTGGAAATAAAGTGGCTGAAGGGCAGGATTTCCTTGAGGAAAACCTGCCCGATTTTATTCCGGTGTCCTTAGCAGGACGTGTTCACACGAAAGTGGTTGGACCTGTCCATACGGGCGATTACATCGTTCTGTCCAGCACGCCCGGCGTCGGACGAGCTATTGCTCCGTGTGAGTCTTACCCTGCAAACAAAATCGTTGGATACGCCTGCGAGGGCGATGACAGCACGGATCTGCGGCTTGTGAAGGTGAGAGTAGGTGGTGTGTGATGGCTCAAAGAAGCACAAAGGTTTACTCGGCCGACTACACAGAACTTAAAAAACAGCTGGACGCTGAACTTAACCGGCGCGGAAAAAGCGAGGGAACAGGGCAAGGCCAGAGCGTTGGAAGTATGGCAGCTTATATAAATTCTTTTTCTGTCACCCCTGCGGCTGGTAAGCAAATCGCCAATGAGCACATCCGGAAAATTACGCAGCCCATCTCTGCGATTACTGGAAGCGCCATCATGCCTGAAAATGGCTCCAAGGTTGCTGCAGATGCGCTTACTCGGGCAGCTGCGCTGCTTAGTCAACTGAGCGCAATTTCCGAAACTGCCACGTCCAGCGGATGCGCTGGAGCTTGCTCTGGGCTCTGCACAACGGGCTGCTACTCTGCTTGCTTCAGCTGTACCGGGTCGTGCTCTGGAGGCTGCACCGGCTCATGCACAAAGAGTTGTGCCAATGATTGCACCGGCTCTTGCACCGGCTCTTGCGTAAGCACTTGTACGGGATCCTGCGCTGGTTCCTGTGCAAAATCGTGTGCAGACGACTGTTCCAGCACTTGCAAAGGCAGTTGCACTGGTGGATGTACTGGCAGTTGCAAAACCACCTGCGGTCAGACG